TCTACGTGTTAACTTCCTACGTTACAAGAACTTCGCAGTGGACCCAACTCCACTAACCGAAGGTGTACGTATGACCACCAACGCACTAACCGCTGAGCAGATTGCAATCACCGTTGCAGAGCACGGCTACGCAGTTGCTGTGTCAGAGTTGCTATTGAACGCTTCGTTCGATGACATCATGGCGTCAGCTTCACGTCTTCTAGGTCGCCACATGGCACAGTACCTAGACGTACAGGCCCGCAACACTCTATCAGCAGCTACCTCAGCTACCTTCGGTTACGACCGTTCAGGTATCACTGGTGGCGCATTCACCAACTACGATGAGGGTACTGTCGGTACCTCAATCTCTGCTCTAGATGGCGCTTTCAAGCTAACCACTGGTGCAATCAAGGACTCGGCTCTTACCCTTGCTGGTAAGAACATTCCTCGTATTGGTGAGACCTACGTTATGTTCATCCACCCTAAGCAGTCACGTGACCTTCGCTCGAACCCAGAGTTCATTGAAGTTACCAAGTACGCTGCTCCAGGTAACTTCATGCTAGGTGAAATCGGCCGTCTATACGACACCGTATTCATCGAGACCACTCAGGTGAAGAAGTTGGCTGCATCGGGTACCTACACCACATCGACTCTAGTCGGCGCACCTGCTAACGCAGCTACTGTACCAGTGCTACCTAACACTGCTCCTGGTCAGGGTGGAAACCCAACCTCAGCAGACTTCACCGCTGAAAAGGGTTACCTAACCTCAGCAACCGGTAACGCTGCAGATGTCTACGAGTCAATCATGATTGGTGACAACGCATTCGGACACGCTATCTCGCTTCCGGTTGAGCTTCGTGATGGTGGTGTTCTAGACTTTGGTCGTGAGCACGCACTAGCATGGTACTCAATCTGGGGTCTAGGTATCATCACCGACCAGGCTATCAACAAGGTTTACACCAACTAGTAGCCAAACCCTCGTGAAGGGGGGCCTCTTCGGAGGTCCCCCAACACAAACAAAAAACCAAATAACAGGAAGAAAACATCGTGGCAAATAAACCAACTAGTCCTCAGGACGCAACAGGACGTGCAGCAGAGCTTGCTGCCAAAGCGAACGCAAAGGCCCTAGCGGACCGTGCGGATGAAATCTCAATCAGTCGTCAGGTAGAGGCCGAAAGCCTTGAGCGTGACGTATTTGATGCAAGAAACCCAGACAAGCCCCTTCTAATCGATGAGATTGAAGAGGTCGGAGTTTCGGTCAACAACGACAAAGTTATTATCCGAACTCACCAGGACATCGAAGACATGACTTTCGGTGTGGGCAACACTTACAGTTTTAAGGCTGGAGTCAAGTACTCTGTGCCTCGAGATTTGGCGGTCTACTTGAATGAACTAGGTTACACCTGGATTCAGTAACCTCCTTCTAAACTGTCCGTCCTGCTGGTACTTGCCCTCCTCCCAGCAGGGCGGACTTTTTTACGCTGTATTTAGGCTCGTTATACGAGAACATAAGTACATAGACTTTTCGGAGGATTGATGGCAGACATCACCACCCTTGTTAGCAAGGTGCGTTTAGAGCTGGGCGACACCGGTAAATCCTTCGTCGTTCAGTTTGTCGCAGACGGAACTACCAACCGTTTTAACATCCACTATTCTCCGTTGGATGCAACCCAAGTTTACGTCACCTTAAATGGTGTTAACGTTACCTCTACCACTTCTGTTGAGGAGTCGTCTGGTGTTTTGGTGTTTGACACTGTCCCTGCTGACGGAGCCGAGATTCAGGTAAGCGGCCTGTTTTACCGCTACTTTACTGCTGCCGAACTAGGCTACCTCGTAGAGTCTGCTCTTGCTCAGCACGCAGCGAAGCACACTGACTCTTTGGGGCGTATGCTGACTGTAGAAAACCTACCTACTATTGAGGAATACCCTGTGGTGGTGTACGCTACCAGCTTGGCCCTCTATACTCTTGCCACAGACTCGTCATTTGACATTGACATCATGGCTCCAGACGGAGTCAACATCCCTCGCTCTGAGCGTTACCGTCAGCTAATGGAAATGATGACTGTCCGTAAAGCACAATACCAAGAACTCTGTGTTCACTTGGGTATTGGTATGTTCTCAATTGACATCTTTAGCCTTCGCAGAATCTCTAAGGCTACTGGACGCTTTGTCCCGCTTTACACTCCGCAAGAAGTGGACGACCGTTCACACCCTCAGCGTGTGGACACACCACCCCCTACCTATGGAGACAAGCCTATTCCCTGGCCTACGGATGGTGGAGAGCTCACTGCTTATCAAGGCAGAGCGTTCAGTACTTCAATTGTTGTTAATGGCAACTACGCTGGAAAGTCCTTTGTTGCTAACCTTCTTGCCCAAAGAGGGTCTGTGCTTGTTGTTCAGCGGTTTACCCTTTCAGTTGCCACTACGGGAACTGACGTAATCACAGCAGCAGCTAGAACTGCTGGAAGCACTACGGTAACTCTTACCACCAGTGCGGCTCACGGATTGACTACGGGCAACTCTGTAGCAATCACTAACGTAAGTGCAACTGTAGACGGCATTTACACAATCGGTAACGCTACTCCTACAGGAACTACGTTCACCATTGTTACCACCGCAACAACTGCACTAGCACTAACGGGACTAACCGGTCAGGTAGCTACTAACGTGGCTAAAGACTACACCTTCACCCTATCTCTCACAGCAGACCAAACCCTACGTATTGCTGAGCGAACCTATTGGTCAATTCAGCTTGTTGACCCTGAGAACACTGACTATGATAGTGGAACTATCCTCCCTGTTGAAATTAAGGGTGGGAAGTTCTTTACTGCAAGAGTTAGGACTGCAATTCTCTAATGCCTATTAATCCTAATGCGCCAATACTGCCTGAAGTAGACATTTTTCTGCTTTCTGGCACTGGTGAGTTTGTTCCTAACAGTCCAGGCTACCCAGAGATTGATATTAGCCTACTTCCCGGTGTTCCTGGTCAGAGGGGTCCAGCAGGCCCTACGGGACCGGCTGGCGACCTTACTGCTGTATACAATGCTATTCCGGCTCTAGTGTCTTATACTCATAATCAAGCGACTGTTGCCACTACGTGGAACATTACGCACAATTTAAACTTCCGACCAAATGTAACGGTGTTTGATAGCGCCAATACTATGGTCGAAGGGTCAGTAGTACACACCTCTAACACTCAGCTATCAGTGAGTTTTTCTGCTGGTATCTCTGGCTCGGCGTATCTTTCATAATTAACTAACTTATCTTAAGGAGATAAATAAATGTCACGTTCATTTTTAACAGGGCTCAATCTTAATAAAAACGAGCTTCTTAACGCAAGAATCCAAAACCTATCTACCGCCCCAGCAAGCCCAGTAACTGGTCAGGTTTACTACGACACTGACACTAACCAGATTACTGTTTGGAACGGCACCTCTTGGCAGTCACTAGCTGCCGGTGGCGACACCGCCACCATGATTACCAACGCTATCAATGCGCTAACTACTTCGGACATTGAAGAGGGTACAAACCTCTACTTTACCGAAGAGCGTGCCATGGATGCAATTGCAACCGCAATTGCTGCTGGAACCCACTCAAACATTACCATCACCTATGATGACGCAACTAACAAGTTCACTTTTGCGGCTGAGAATGGCGTTGCTGACTCAACTACCGACAACCTGACTGAAGGTAGCACCAACAAGTACTTTACCGACGAGCGTGCTCAGGACGCTATTGGTAACTCGGTTGGAACCGGTCTTACATACAACGACACAACCGGTGCAATCTCTGTAACTGCAAACACATATGATGCATATGGTTCAGCATCAACAGTTGCAGGCAACCTCACAACCCACACAAGTGCAACAGAGGCACACGGTGCTACTGGTGCAGTAGTTGGAACAACTAACACTCAGACACTGACCAACAAGACACTCACCTCACCAAAGATTAACGAGGATGTAGTTCTTACTGCTACTGCTACCGAGCTTAACTACGTCGATGGCGTTACTAGCTCAGTTCAGACCCAGTTGGACGCAAAGCTAGCTCTAGCTGGCGGTACCATGACCGGTGCCATTGCAATGGGTACCAACAAAATCACTGGTCTTGGAACTCCTACCGATGCAGCAGACGCAGCAACTAAGGCGTACGTTGACTCAGCAGCGCAGGGAATTGACTGGAAAGCATCTGTCCGTGTAGCTACAACTGCAACTGGAACTTTGGCATCGGCATTTGCTAATGGTTCAACGGTTGACGGTGTAACTCTTGCTACCGGAGACCGCATTCTTATCAAAAACCAGTCTACTGGCTCACAGAACGGTATCTACGTAGTTCAGGCTACTGGTGCACCTGTACGTTCAACAGACGCAGATGCAAACGCTGAAGTAACTGGAAACTTTGCAGTGTTCGTTGAAGAAGGTACGGCTAACGCAGATTCTGGCTGGGTACTTACTAACGACGGTGCAGTAACTGTTGGCACTACCGCTCTTACGTTTACTCAGTTTACTGGCCTAGGTCAGATTACTGCAGGCGATGGTCTTACCAAGACTGGAAACACGCTAAACGTAGTAGGCACGGCCGACCGAATCACCGCTAACGGTGACAGCGTTGACATTGCTTCAACCTACGCTGGCCAGTCAAGCATTGTAACTGTTGGAACTATTACCACTGGTGTATGGAATGGTACTGACATTGCTGTTGCAGACGGTGGTACTGGTGCTTCAACTGCAGCCGGTGCTAAGACTAACCTCGGGTTCACTACCAAGTACGCAGTCAACAACGGCGCACTGACCGCTTCGAGCGGTGTGGTTACCTTTACCGTGACCCACAGTCTTGGCACCTCGGACGTAACCGTACAGCTTCGCAACCTCACCAGCAAGGAACTAGTAGAGGTAGACGTGGTAATCACCGACACCAACACCGTGACCCTTTCGTGGGTATCTGCTGGCGAGTTGGCAGACGCTTACCGTGCAGTAGTAGTTGGCTAATAGTACGACATAAGTACTAGGAGGACTTGCCTTGTCAAGACAGTTTTTAACGCCAGTAGGCCTGCCGTCGGGAAATACTCTCCCGTCGGCAGGTTCTGCTGGCAATCTGTTTTTTAAAGCTGACGAAAACAAGGTCTACGTCCACACAGGTTCGGCTTGGATTGTTCAGCAGGGACGTACCGGCGCAACTGGTCCAACAGGTGCCGTAGGCGCAACTGGTGCAACAGGCGCAACCGGTGCTACCGGACCAACTGGGAGCACAGGCTTAGGGCTAGTCCCACTATCTTTTACTAGCAGTGTTAGTACTACCTACACAGTGGGAAACGGTCCGGTAGCTTTTGGCTACGTTGCTGACTTTGCCCCCTGGGGCGACGGGCAATATGTAACTTTTGCTGATGTTAACTCCAGCCTGGTTTACTCAGGCAGACTTAGAATCTTGTATGCTGGCGGTTTTGGTTGGGAGTTTGCACTTTACACCGTAACTCAAGTTACTGGCAGCTCGGGTAACGCAACTTCATCTTCTTGGACAATGGCATTTGCCGCTGCCCCACAGGGAATTCAAGGTGTGGCAGGCCCTACAGGTTCTGCGGGCCCTACTGGTCCTAGTGGGCCACAAGGAGTAACGGGTCCTAGCGGCCCTACAGGGCCTACAGGAGCCCAAGGGCTGCAGGGTGTGCCCGGAGACATTGGTCCTTCAGGACCTCAGGGCAATGCCGGTGCTACGGGCCCACAAGGTGCCACAGGACCAACTGGTCCACAAGGTGTTCAAGGTGATGCTGGGCCTACTGGTCCACAGGGAAGTTTGGGCCCTACGGGACCTCAAGGAGCTTTGGGTCCAACAGGACCAACTGGAAATGATGGACCAACAGGACCGCAGGGAAGCTTAGGACCTACAGGTCCAACTGGAGCCACAGGTGGTACAGGTCCTACTGGACCAGAAGGCGTAGCGGGTACTCCAGGAGCTGCGGGTGCTACGGGTGCAGCTGGAACTAATGGAACCAATGGCGCAACAGGCCCAACAGGACCTACAGGACCTACAGGTCCAACAGGAGAGTTTGGCGGTGCAACGTTTGACTACGAGTTTGATAATGGCACCACTGACCCAGCCACTATTGGCAATGGAAT